CGTGTCGCCTTTGATCGGGTGCCAATACATGTCCGAATAAATATCGACCGCAATTGATTTGGGCATGGCCCCCATCAATCCTTTGTAGCCGTACTCTTTGGCCGTGGTCGCTGTAATACCGTAGTTAGTTTCGCCGCCACTATCGCGAGGGTCGTTAATGTAACCGCCCTCGATCGCTATCACTTCCTGAATTAATTCGTCTTTCAATGTCATAATTTTAACACTTTAAAGATAGGGTTTTCCCCAGGTAATGCTAACAACTCCCCTGGCCTTGAATCGCAAAGATCTAATTTTTTTATTGTCTCATGGCACGCACCGCAAACCATTGGACTGTTAGTTTCTGGATGATTGCCGTCATAATCGTAGGCCTTGCTGGATTCTAACCCGACGCCCACGCCGGGGGGCTGAGAATAGAAAAAAGCGATGTCCCGGCACGTGTAATGCCATATTGGGTAGACCTGCTTAGAGTGACCTTGGGGCCAATACTCTTTCGTCATTAATTCGGCGCTTATGTCACGTCTATTGAGTGATGAAAATGCGGGCATTTAATTAAACCTCGTTAGTGACCACCTAGCGCCCTCTAGCAATCTAGAAAAACTTCCGCTCGATACGGATTGTGCAGCTCTAGCGGTGACTGTCTGCGAGTCAGAACTAGGACTAAAGTAATGTTCATAAACTATCATAGTTTCATTAGTCGTAAGACCTAGGGGAATGGATGTTATTTCTGTGTTCACAACGCCTTTTTTAGTTTTTACATCCCCAGTTAAAGATTCATGACTTGTTACAACCCCCCGCCCCCCCGATGTTACGCCTGACGGGTCAACTATTAATTTTAACCCTGGATTAGTGCCTGTTACAGCTGACGCACCGAACAAAACGAGCCTACCGCTGTACTGTTTACCCGTTGAGCCAGACCCTAATGCCGTGGTGAAAAAGGTGTTCACAGTCGAATCATTAGTGTAAGAAATGTCCGCCGTTGTAACATCATCAAATTGGTTCGTGCCGTTGCCACTTATACCAAAATCGCTTGTGGTCAAAGCCCTTTCAAACCCTGATCCAGTGGCAGTGTTGTTAATTGCAAATCCACCACCGGATGCAGGTTGGGTGTGCGCCACCTCGGAGCCATTGTCGAATAGCGCAATGTCGTCATCTGGTGTGGCTACGATTAATTTTCGCGGTATGCCACCATTGCTGAAACCGTTCAGCTCCACGAGACCACCGTTTATAGTGTTGCGGAGATCCAGCGTGGAGTCGTTTAAGAACCCGACCGTGCCCCTTTCGGTGCCGTCCTGGTGTTTAAAAGTGATGCGCCGGTTCTCGGTATCAGTGTTGCCGTCGGAACGTAATTCTACGACGCCCCCTCCCGCAGCAGTCAGCCTCTCCTTATCTTGATAATAAAGTGAAGAGGGGTATATTAATTCAAACCAATTATTACCACTGTCAAATTTTAAACTCGTTCGCCCTGATATAGCCCCCGGTGGCGGGTTTCCACCACCATCCATTTTTATATTTTTAACGCCTTTACCAGCGACATTTACAGTCGATGCGCCGGTACTAGGGTTGGCCGCTATAAATTCAACCTCGTCGCCATCTTCGTAATCTGGATGGACTTGTTTTCCACCTACAGCGGTTAATACATAAGCATTAGCCGCGCCGCTGTCAGTAAAAAAACTTCCATTAGCAGCGTATCCCGCCAGCGCTTTACCTAGCTGGTTTAAATCGCCATTGGATAGTGTCATGCCTAACGCGGTGATTATGTTTTGTATCTCACTGGGAAGTTGATTCCACTCGACTGCGGGGAGAACGTTTTCAGGGCTTCCTGATCCATCGATTTTATCGTTTAGTAATTGCATTAACTCACCTTTTAAACTTGTACTATCACTAACTCACAGTTAGCAGGGATTAGGTTTTCAAAAAGCCCACGTAATAATTCTATCTCAGCACTTCCGAAATTTATTTCAAATTCTAGCGGGAATGTTTCGGCAATGGGAATAGAAACACCCACCGTAATTGTGTATGTGATCCCTGTAACAGTAACCGGAATTCCAAAAATAGCTGCTAAATCTATAAAATCCTGCGAGGTTTGTACGCCAGAGGAAGCAAGTCTAACAAGGATATCGCGCCGACGGTCTTCGTTCGTAGCGCCAGACCCTGGCGACAATCCTAGCGAAGACTCCCATTCACCTAAAAACTTGTTTGTGGTATCAGGCAGGACTTCCTCGCTATATTCGATTAACAATCCATTACTGCGGAATAACTCACCCGCGAACCCCCTGAGCAACTTTCTAAAATTGCTATCTTGAAACGACTTGATAGCGAACAAAATCCCGCCCGGCAAATACGCTGCCAAGCTGTCCGTATATTGCTCAAGGTCTCTTTTCTTAAAAAGAATCATGGATAGATAAGCGCTCCAAGTAAGCCTATTTCGCCCGCTGTGATCACCACATCACCCGAAGGAACGGACAGCGTAAACGAGGTCACAAGGTCGCCGGTTTCAGTATCAACAGTAGTCTGTATTGCGGCGCGATAGGCGTCCTCCTCAATATTTACTCCAACCTCTGTACGTTCTGAAAAAAACTGGCCAAGGTTGGCCGTTATTGAATTTTGCATTGTTGCTGTATTCGGGCTTAAAGCGGTAAAAGTAAAATCAACATCGACCCCGATGGGGGACTCAACAATAACTTGGGCGTTGCTTGTGTTAGCTGGCTTAATTTCAAGTATTTTATTTTTTGTGGTCGTCACTTCACCGCCAGATGGGATTGGGTTAGAATCATTGTCACGCATGAAATGAATAGTAACGCTTCCAAGTGCGGGCGTAACTTCTTGAACAAAAACCCGCGTTACCCCAGGCACTTCTTTAGCTTTTTCGATGATGTCAGCCGCGTTAAAATGGGCCACCGGGTTTTGAATTCGATCCAGCATTCTATCGCGTAGAGAATCGTCTGATTCGTCATCAGTACCACCGCCTACAGCATCAAAATCAACTGTCAGCGTATCGTCAACGCCCGCAATAGGGCTTTGTAGTGTTAACTGTGTGCCAGCATCTAAATTAAAATCCTGCCCAAAATCAACGGACTGGATAGAGGTAGATGAAGTGGTGAATTGAGCAAAAGCCGACGTTCCCAACTCGTCCGGTGGCGTGCCTACTATTTGATATTCAAAGCTTGTGGCTGAGACTACGGTTATAGGTCCGGTAACGTTGTATTCTGTGTTGCTCGCATTAACCACCGCCACCGCCACGCCGCTAGCAAGTTTGTGCTCTGTTGGAAATAATGCCGTAGCGGTTGATCCCGACCGAGTTAAATCTAAAACCGATAGATTTTGAGCGCTGATAGTTGATAGTCCAACGGTGGTGAAATCACCCACACCCGCTACGGTTAAAGCTGTAGACGGCGATATAAACGTGCCAGCCGTGCCGGTCGCTACCACCTTGCCCGTTGATTGCGTTGCCGCCTGAGGTTGTTTACCCCAGATTGCAGCCCATCGGATTAAAAAATCGCCCGTGGCTGTATCGGGGAAATTCTCCCTAATTGCGATATTAAGCTGGATGTAAAAATCAAAAATCCGATTGCTGTACGCAGTGACGAGAGCGCCCAGCCAACTATTTTTCAAAAACGGATTGGATTGGTTTAACTCGCGCTGAACGTCAGCCTTGGCTCTGTCGTCAACCTCGGCGGCGGTTTCTGGAATGTTAAGTGCCACGGCCTGTATTCTCCCAAAGTAAGAAAAATTTCCGATCTACTTTGTCTAGTGATCTGCGAATAGTGATATCAAGTGTAACATTACCGTTTCTAAGCCCTGCGACGACTTGGTCAATCGAAACTGCCAGGCCGTCATCAACAAGGTATTGAAGCGCTTTCCTAGCTTCATCTTCAATTCGATTTAGTGTGTTTCTCGTGAGTCTAGATTGGGACAGTAGCCACAATTTAGAACCGTTTTCAAAGTCGTCTCTATTGCCGATCCACCCACGGCGAAATTCAGGGCTAGACACTTCTTCCGGCCCCGCTCGTTTTTCGCC